AAAGTACCAAGGTAAGTCTGTTGAAGAACTCGTACAGATGCACCAAGAACTTGAGAAGTTTTCAGGTAAACAGAGTACGGAAGTTGGCGAGTTACGTAAAGTTGTTGATGACTACATTCAATCCCAGACACAACTCTCAAACCAACAAGCACCTCAACAACAGCAACAACAAGACGATGAAGATGATGTTGATTTCTTTGTTGATCCTAAAACCGCTGTTAGTCGAGCTATAGACAACCACCCTAAGATCAGAGAAGCAGAGGCTTACACACAACAGTACAGACAACAGGCTACTCTTGCACAACTAAAGTCTGAACATCCTCAGATGGAACAGATTTTGCAAGACCCTAAGTTTGCTGAGTGGATCAAGGGGTCAAAAGTCCGAACACAGTTGTTTGTTCAGGCTGACCAAGGGTACGACTACGACGCTGCGAACGAACTGTTCAGTCTCTGGAAAGAGAAGAACCAAGTAGTTCAACAGACAGCGCAAGCTGAAAAAGCAGCCCGTAAGAGTGCAGTTAAGTCAGCAAGCACAGGCAACGCTCGCGGAACATCAGAAGGATCACGCAAGAAAGTTTATCGTCGTGCTGACATTATTAAACTTATGCAATCCGACCCTGATCGCTACATGGCACTACAGCCTGAAATTATGGCAGCTTACGCAGAAGGAAGGGTCAAATAGCCTAAAGGAGAAATATCATGGCTACAGCAACTTATCCCGGTGCAGCAGGTAACACTGCTAAAACCGAAGCAGCAACTTTTATCCCAGAAATTTGGTCGGATGAAATTATCGCTGCTTATCAAAAGAACCTGAAGATGGCTCCCCTTGTCAAGCGTCTCGCTATGTCTGGCAAGAAAGGTGACCGTATTCACGTACCTAAGCCTACTCGTGGTGATGCTAATGCGAAGGCTGCTGACACTGCTGTTACGATTATCGCTAACACTGAGTCAGAGTTGACCATTGACGTTGATCGTCACTTTGAGTACTCTCGTCTGATTGAGGACATCGTAGAAGTACAGGCTCTGTCTTCTCTGCGACAGTTCTACACTGAAGACGCTGGTTACGCTCTGGCTGTTAAGGTTGATACTGACCTTATCAACGCAGGCACTGGTTTTGGTGACGGTACTCGTACTGCTTCTCCGACTGACGCCTCTAGCTGGGTCAACAGCAACGCTTACTACGTCAATAGCACTAGCGGTCTGGCTACGTTTGCTGCTGACACCGTTGCAACTGGTGACAACTTCACTGACCTCGCTCTGCGTGAAGCTATCAAGCTGATGGACGACGCTGACGTACCTATGGACGGTCGTGTACTGGTGATCCCACCTGCTGCTCGTAAGTCAATCATGGGTATCGACCGATACGTGTCTTCGGACTTCGTAGGTGGTCGTGGCGTTGAGTCTGGCCTGATTGGTAACCTGTACGGCGTAGACGTTTACGTTTCTAGCAACGCTCCTACTCTGGAGACTGCTGCTCAGAACGCTGGCGGTTCTATCGACGTACGTGGCTGCATGTTCTTCCACAAGGACGCTATCGTTCTTGCAGAGCAAATGGCTGTACGTTCTCAGACTCAATATAAGCAAGAATATTTGAGTACTCTGTACACCGCAGATACCCTTTACGGGGTCGAAACCTATCGCCCAGAAGCTGGCTTTATCATTGCTATTGCTGACGAGTGATAACTAAGTAGTATCGAGGGGAACGGTGCTGCATCACTTAGTACCCTCATTTTATAACTCATGCAGGAGTTAATATGAAGACTTGTAAAGTTTGTAACAAAGAACAACCCTTAGAGAATTTTTATAAACAAGCTAGAAACAAAGATGGCTTGTTTCATGAATGTAAAGAGTGCTGTAGAAAACAAAGAAACAAAAGATACAAAGAAAACCCACAAGCAATGAAAAAGCAGTGGAAACAGTGGTATCAAAAAAGAAAGCAGTATTATATTACTAAAGGACACCTAAGAGCCAAAGGTGTTCAACAAGCAAAACCTAAGTGGCTTACTGACGATCACAAATGGATGATCGAAGAGATTTACGAACTACGCGACTTGCGATCAAAGCTAACCGGGGTAGTTCATCACGTTGACCATATAGTTCCCCTCCGTGGACAAAACTGTTGTGGCTTACACGTTCCTTGGAATTTACAGGTAATTCCTGCACAGGAGAACCTGAGCAAATCAAACAGGATATAGTCTATGCCGATTTACAGAGGTGATGGTGGTTCAGGTGACGCTACTACGGATGCTTATGCGTCACAGGTAGCACTAGACGCCCAGACTGCTACTACAAAAGCAAACGAAGCATCTAACAGTGCTACTGCTGCGGCGGCATCGGCAACTGCAGCGGCTGCTAGTGAAGCTGGTGTAGCTGCTGATGCGTCTGCAGCAACTACTGCGGCATCTAACGCAGCAACATCAGAAACTAACGCTGCTGCATCAGCTACTGCAGCGGCTGCTAGTGAGACTGCCGCAGGAACCAGTGAAACCAACGCTGGTACTAGCGAGACTAATGCGGCTACTAGCGCAACCAGTGCATCTTCTAGTGTAACAACAGCAACAACACAGGCGTCTGCTGCGTCAACCAGTGCAACCAACGCCGCCTCTAGTGCATCTTCAGCATCAACCTCAGAAACCAATGCTGCCTCTAGTGCAACTACGGCGTCTACAGCAGCGACTAACGCTGGAACTAGTGAGACTAACGCAGCAACCAGTGCGTCTAATGCAAGCACCTCAGAGACTAACGCAGCTTCTAGCGCATCTTCTGCGTCTACTAGCGCGACCAATGCAGCGTCTAGTGCTACTGCTGCATCAACCTCTGAAACTAACGCTGCATCTTCTGCGTCTGCTGCTAGCACAAGTGCAACCAATGCAGCAACGTCAGAGACTAATGCTAGTACATCTGAAACTAATGCAGCCTCTAGCGCGTCTTCAGCGTCTACGTCAGCAACGAATGCAGCCACTAGTGCTACAGCAGCACAGACTGCACAAACGGCTGCAGAGGCTGCTCAGACAGCTGCAGAAGCAGCACAAGAATCTATTGATGGTTTTTTCTTGGGAGCGCAAGCAAGCAATCCTACAGTAGACCTCAACGGTAATGCAGTTACTGCAGGTGATTGGTACTTTAATACTGGTGACAACACAACACGTATTTACGATGGCTCTGGTTGGCAGACAGTAAACCCAGACCTCATCGGTGACACTACGCCACAGCTAGGTGGAACACTAGACGCTAACGGTAACAACATCGACATGGGCACTAACGTCATCACTGATACCAAAGTAGGACAGTGGGATACCGCTTACGGCTGGGGAGATCACAGTACTGCTGGGTACATCACAGGCAACGAAACTATTACTCTGTCAGGGGCTATCACAGGCTCTGGCACAACCTCTATTACAACAACACTGTCAAGCATTGACGGAGGCACTTATTAATGGCTACTACTATTATCACTAAGAACGGCTCTGGTGCGCCCTTAGCAGGTGATTTGACTGCTGGAGAACTAGCGGTTGACCTGACTAATAAGCGCCTCTACTCCAAGGACTCTGGTGGAACTGTAATTGAACTAGGGACTACTCCCAGCAGTTTTACTTCTGTTGGCATCGACGATAACGCCACAAGCACTGCGATCACGATTGATGCGTCAGAAAATGTTGGTATTGGTACTTCTCCATCTGCCCCCTTGCATTTAAGCGGAGCCGATACTGAGCTTGTTAGGCTTGCAGGAACAAACGCACAACTGCGAATGTACTCAGACGCAGACGGGTTCTTTAGGCTTGATAACGTAGCTACGGGAAAGTTTAAAATATCTGGAGCTGGGACGGATCACGTAACCATTGACTCCAGCGGCAACGTTGGAATTGGTGACTCATCGCCAGATGCAGGTCTAACGGTACACAGCAACGCTGGCGCGGTAGTTGCAACTAGCAACATTGCGCGACAAACGTACACTGGTGTTGGAAATTTTCAAGTATCTACTGCTAATTCCGGCGGCATTTTAATCCATACAGAAAACACCGCATCAAGCGGGTTTTTAGGGTTTGGTGATGGCGCAGTTGCCGGAAGAATAGAATACCAGCATAGCGTCGACAAAATGACATTTATGGCTGGAGCAAGCACCCGAATGACCATTGACTCCACCGGCAACGTTGGAATTGGCACGAGTAGTCCAACCTCAATTTTGCATATTCAACAACCAGTAGACCAGAGTGGTTTAACTTTTAGTCATGCATCTAGAGACAACGAGTGGGAGTTAGAACTTTCTGGCGCTAATAGTGAAAACTTTGCATTTAAAAGGCGATTGGAAAACGACACTGATAGCACTTACTACTTATTTGGAACATCAGGACACTTTTGGTACGGAGGTGCAACAGGATCGACTAGCGAGCGTATGCGCCTAGACTCCAGCGGCAACTTGCTGGTTGGTAAAACGTCTGCAACTTATGCAACACCGGGCGCACAGATTGAAGCAAACGGAACAGCGGCGTTTACTCGCGATTCGTTTTATCCGCTTCTCCTAAACAGAGAAACAAGCGGCGGCGGGATGATTCAGTTTTATATAAACGATGTTGCGTCAGGACAGATTACAACAACGTCAGGAGGCACTCCAGCATTCGCCTCTGGGTCAGACGCACGACTCAAAGAGAACGTGGCAGATCACGCGCCAGAGCTTCCTAACATTATGTCTATTCAAATTCGGACGTGGGATTGGAAGGATGGACGTGGTGGCGGCACTGGCGAAGGCGTAGTCGCTTAAGAGCTTCAGCAAACAGGCTGGGCAGACTTGGTATCTGAAGACGATGACGGTTA